AACAAGCTGCCCTTCTGGTTCCTATTGCTGGATTCAAACTTCTGGTAGGCCAATCGGTGAGGTAGCTGCTAACGTTGGAGATAAAATCACTCTCTATACTACTGCAACTGCTGGCATCCTCGATGACGCCACTATTACTCAGGCAATGGTTGCCGGGGTAGTAATGAAGGCGGGAGCTACTTCGGTATCAAACGCAACTGCCAGAACATTAATTGTGCCAACTAGAGCTTTTATTGCTCCACATGGTCAGTAAATGGATAAACTGAAGATAGATGTAGGTGCCTATGGCACTAGAGAAGAGTTAAAAACTCAAATCGAGTACTCCCTATCTTTGGGATTAACGGAAATGGGCCAGCCTCCCTGCAAGAACGATGGGACATTCGTTATTGTGGCGAGTGGCCCGTCTCTTAATGGCCAGGAAGAAGCCATAAGGCGTGAGGTTGAACTAGGTAGACCTTTATGCTCTGTTAACGGCGGCCATGATTGGTTGATGGAAAAAGGCATAACGCCTGATATGTTCCTCACCACAGACCCCAGGCCAATGCCCCAGAATTTCAAACATATAAACGATGAAACCCTATATATGATTGCCTCCAGGTGTCATAAAGATACCTTTGATACACTGAAAGGTAGAAGGGTATTATTGTGGCATGCTTGGATGGATTCACCTGAGACTGATGAAGTTCTAGGAGATAATAGAATAGCTATAGGAGGCGGCACTACTTCAGGATTAAGGGCTATTACTGTAGGATATGTGCAAGGATTTAGAAAATTTCACTTGTACGGCATGGATTCTTGCCTTGACAGTAAAAAGGCTAAAAGGTGGGATTCAGGACCGTTAGGGAAAAACACTAAGACTATTGACGTAATTGTAGGCGGTGAGACTTTTTTGTGTAATATGGCAATGGCTCAGCAAGCCGATGACTTCCAACAGACTTACGATGTAATGCCAGACGCAAGTATCAAGGCTTTTGGTGGGGGTTTAATTGCTGCAATTATAGAGCAGAGGGTAAAAAGGGGGTTTCATGCATGAGGGTTTTTATAGGGTACGATGCACGCCAGCCGGTGGCTTTTAATGTTCTGGCGCATTCGATTATGTCCAGAGCTTCAAAACCAGTATCAATCACAAGGTTGGATATTAGCCAGCTTCCTATCACTAGGCAGGGGCTAACAGAATTTACATTCACAAGGTATCTAGTACCATATCTGTGCAACTACGAAGGAGTAGCGTTATTCCTAGATGCCGATATGCTCTGTTTAACCGATATAAGCGATCTAGATTTGTCCGAAGATCAATTTCAAGGCAATTCTGTTGCAGTAGTAAAAGAGGGTGTAGAACGCTTTGAATGGCCTTCTATGATGTTATTCAACAACCCCTTGTGCAAGTCTTTAACTCCTGAGTTTATCGAACAGGGAGCACCACAGAAGCTTGAATGGGGAAAGGTTGCCGAACTTCCTAAAGATTACAATCATATTGTGCCGTATTCGGGCAAAAATCCTAACGCTAAGATTGTTCACTTTACCCAAGGTATTCCTTGTTTTAAGGAAACTGAAGATTGTGAATATTCTAAACAGTGGAGGGATGAGCTAAAAGAGTCTGTTAGTTCCTGTACATGGCAGGATATTATGGGTAAATCAGTACATAAGGAAAGAATGATTAAAAGCGCTTAGGGGGATATATGGGGAATTACGAACGTAAAACGTGCAGAATGTGTGGCGGCGGGTTGAATTTACAACTAGAGTTAAAACCCACACCAATAGCAAATAAATTCCAAAAAGAGCCAATGAAGGGTGAATTTTACCCCTTAGACCTAATGCAGTGCAAGGTATGCTCTCATGTTCAAAATAGGCATGTTCTAGTTGATTTGTACAAAGACTACAAATATAAAACGCCAAAAGAGCAGGTCTCGGCATTAAATACAACATCCGAGTACTTAAAAAAACTCTATCCAGAAGCAAAAAAAGTAGTAGAAATAGGCTCTAATAATGGGCTTAATGTTTACGCTCTAGGTGAGGTTTTTGATCAAGTTATAGGGGTTGATCCGGCTGGTGATTTTCCTTCATGGATTATGAATTTCGATATTTCAGCCGCCAGAACCATCAAATCAAGGTGGGGCGGAAAAGCTGATTTAATTGTTGCTAATAACGTGCTGGCCCACATTGATGACTTAGACAAGGTTTTCGAGGGTATAGATTATTTATTAGCCGAAGATGGTCACCTTGTTGTCGAGTTTCAATACTTCCACGACATGGTACAGAATGGTTTATATGACGGCATATACCATGAGCACCACGATCAGCACACTTTAAAGCCTTGGGTAAAAATTCTTAAAAAGCACAATCTTGAAATAAAAAATTATGAAGCAATCCCCAGCCATGGTGGATCTATTAGGATGCATTGTGCAAGATTAAGTGGTGCTTTGGGTTTTTTTGAAGGACCAATACCATGGGAATATTACAAAGGTAAAATAACCGAAAATCAGTTAAATTTGATCCAAAAACTACCTTCAAAGTTCTGTATTTGGGGTGCCACAGCTAAAGCTACTACTTTGATTCATCAATTAGGCATTGGTCAGTGTATTGAATATTGTGTTGATAACACGCCTGCTAAGAAGGGTTTGTACATTCCTGGTACAGCGATAGAGATAATAGAAGAATTCAAAGACGACGAATTGCCTGTATTGCTAACTGCCTGGAATTATGAGGATGAGTTTAAAAAGCAATATCCAGAAAGGGGGTATATTACGCCTTATGAATGATTGTGAATTGATGCAAAATCCAATGAAAGTATGCTTTATTCATAGCGGCGGTGATTCTATGGCGTCTTTTAGGTATCGGTGCAAGATGCCCGCTAAGTATCTCAATAGCCAGGGGGTTGAGACTTTCTTAAATTGCGGTGAAGCTAACGTTGTTGTCTTTACAAAACCGACTCAAGAGGACGACGATTTAGCAAGTTTTATGAAAGACCAAGGAGCAACGATAATATTTGATATCGGAGATCCGCACTTTGAACACCCAAGACTGGGGCCTATATACGAATCTATGCTCGCAAGGGCTGATTTAATAGTCACTCCAACAGAATTCACAAAAAACTTAATAAACGAAAAAGGCAGAGACGCCGTAGTTATTCCTGATCCTTACGAATTTGAACAATTAGCTCCTCATGCAGAAGGCGAGAAGTTTTTGTGGTTTGGTCATGAAACCAACACAAAAGACATAAAAAGCATTGTTGATGTTTTCGGAGATAACGGGCTAAGGATAATTACCGGGCCATCTAAAGTGCCGGAGACTACATTTTATAGCCCCCAAAACCTAAAAAGAGGGCTTGAGGAGTCGAATATAGCCTTGTTTCCTACCTCTAAAGGCTCGGAATATAAGTCTAATAATCGTTTGATTAACGCTGTTATGTCTGGATTGTTCCCGGTTTGCTCTAATCATCCAGCCTATGAAGAGTTTAAAATGTTCTGGGTGGGTGAGATAAATACCGGAATTAGATGGGCAAAACACTATAAATCAGACTTGAACGATTTAGTAGCAGAGGGGCAAAGTTACATTAAGGAAACCTATTCACCTGAAATAGTGGGGGCAAAATGGCTAAACCTATTAGAATCCATCTAGGGAGCGGTGTTCATAAATGGCCTAATAATTGGATAAATGTTGATTCAAACGGGAATCCAGATATTTTAGCAAGCGTTGATAAACTTCCGTTTGAAGATGGTGAAGTGTCAGAAATAACAGCAATACATTTATTTGAGCATTTACATAGATTTACGATAGATGAAGTTCTCAAGGAATGGTGTAGAATACTCACCGTAGGAGGCAAATTGAGCTTGGAAATGCCCTCTATGGATAAAATAGCTGATATGATAGCGAAAGGAGAAGATAATATTAGGTTAACTTTATTGGGTATATTTGGAGATCCAAGAGACCCTAAGCCTGATATGCTGCATAAATGGTGTTGGACTAATAAAGAATTGAGTCAAGTTTTAACTAGCAATGGGTTTAAGGTAGAATTCAAAGAGCCTATTTTTCATATATCAAAAAGAGATTTAAGGGTTGAGGGGATTAAATTATGAATGATGTGAGAGACTATGAGGGAAGGGACGAAAAGCCACCATTCCTAAGATTTGCCCATGAAGCTGTGGAGGATAGACACGCCTCTAATATTACGGGTAAAACAGAATACAGGAACGTTGTTAAGGTTTTCATTCATGCAGCAGGTGATAATAAGTGTGAAGTTCCGGCAATAGTAAGAGGTTTTGGAATAACAAAGGAATTGGTTGAGCGAGAAAAGACTTCTATCGTTGAGAGAAAAATACAAAAAGAAGACGAAAACGGCGAAATATACTTTGAAACCTTAACGCAGCCAGAAACAAAGATAGTTACAGAGCCTCAATATATATACACAGAGACAACCCCATGGCTTGATAAGATTAAATCAGATTTAAGGCATGGTAGAATAAGTCAAAACTATTACGATTACTGTATTAGACATTTTAAAGCATGGGAAGCCAAGGGCGAAACTCCTATCGACGGCATACCTATCATAGAATGGACAATGATCAGTGAAATGCACAAGAAAAAATGTCTTGATATCGGGATTAATACCGTTCAAAGGCTGGCAGAGGCTACAGAAGAGGCTTTAGCTAATATAGGGATGGGTGCCAGGGACATAAAGAAAAAGGCCATTGCTTATCTTGATAGCTCGAATGATATAGGTGCTGCTGCTGCTAAAATTGCAGCTCTTGAATTAGAGCTTGAAAGCAAGGCAAAGCAATCTCAGACAAACTCAGATTTGCAGAATAAAATCGCAGAACTTGAAGCTAAATTAAACAATAAGCCTAAACGGGGTAGGCCAGCAAAGAGCGTAAAAGATGACTCTATTAACGATATGTCAGAACGTAGCTGAAGACATAGGAATACCATCACCCACAACGGTGGTAGGTAATACTGATAGGCAAATTGTACAGCTTTTACAGATTGCCCAAAGAGAAGGCAGAGATTTAGCCTCTAGGTATGGTTGGACGGATTTAATAAAGGAAAATACCTTTACGTTGAGTACTTCTTCTCAGGATCAAGGATTGTTGAATTCAGCGGTAGTCACAGATGGAGATTTTGATTACATAATTAATGATACAATGTGGAACAGAACGGACACATTGCCTATCCCTGGCGGCTTGTCTCCACGATATTGGCAAACTTTACAATCCTTTGTGGTGACGGCTCCCTATTTAAGGTACCGAATAAATCAAAGAAAGCTATTCATTGAGCCTACACCCCCCTCCGCTGATACTGTTGCTTTTGAGTATAAGTCTAAATTTTGGTGTGAAAGCTCTGGCGGAACCGGACAGGCTGCGTGGGCTGCTGATAATGATGTTGGCATTCTGGATGAAAGATTAATGGAATTGGGCGTTTTATGGCGATGGTTAAAGCGTAAGGGGTTGGAATATTCGCAAGATTTCCAAACATACGAAACCCAGGTGAATGACGCTATAGGCAGGGATGGTGGGAAACCAAGATTAAATAGCTCATCTTCGGCGGCGGTTAATAGGATGCCGGGAATAGCCGTGCCTCCTGGTAGTTGGGTGCCATGAGAAAACCTACTTTCAGCAAATCACCCCCTGGTAGACAAGTCTCACAAACTTATAGTTTGCCTGCTCCTGTGGGTGGTTGGAATACTAGAGATTCCGCCGCAAACATGCCAGAAACAGACGCCATGGAGATTATTAACTATTTCCCCGAAACCAATGATGTAAGAGTCAGAAAGGGCACAAAAGAGCACGTTACCGATATAGCGTCTAATGCTGAAGTAGAATCATTAATGACCTATAACAACCCTGACGGAACAGAAACTCTATTTTGTGCTGCTTCTGACTCATTTTATGACGTTACGACCGCCGGTTCAGCGGGTGCGGCTGTAGTCGGGTCACTAAGTAACGCTAGATGGCAACATGTCAATTTTACTAATTCTTCTGGTACGTCTTACCTTTGCACTTTCAACGGCATAGACAGTCCTCAATTTTGGGATAACTCAAGCTGGACTGCAATTACTGGGGTTTCAACTCCTGCAATCACGGGTTTAACCACTTCGGATATTATCAATTGCGCCGTTCATAAGCGGCGAATGTGGCTAGTTACTATAAATTCGTTGAAAGCCTTTTATTTACCCGTTGACTCTGTTGGTGGGAAAGCTAGAGCTATAGACTTAGGAGGAATCGCTACTAAAGGCGGTTTCTTGATGTCGATCGGTACGTGGACATTAGATGCTGGCCAAGGTGCTGATGATTATTGGGCGGCTATCACCTCTGAAGGTCAAGTAATTGTCTACATAGGCACTGACCCTACTTCCAGTAGTACATGGTCTCTCAAGGGTGTTTGGGACATTGGAGAACCTATAGGTAGGCGATGTTTAAAGAAGTTCAACGGCGATTTGTTAATTATTACTGTTAACGGGGTTATTCCTTTAAGTCGGTTGGTAGTATCTGCCAGTACTGATCCTAATGTGGCGATCACTGAAAAGATAAATAAATCCATGACAGACGCCTCCGCTAACTACAGGGCTAATTTTGGTTGGGAAATACACCATTTTCCGCAAGCTGATATGCTGTTAGTAAATATTCCAGTCAGTGAAGGTAGAGACCAAGAACAGTACGCCATGAACACAATTACTAGTTCATGGGGAAGGTTCAAGAACATAGATGCTAACTGCTGGGCCATATTAGAAAAAAATAGCTATTATGGCGGTTCTGGAAAGGTTTATAGATTTTGGAATGATTTGGACGATAACGGCGCGGATATAGACGCTGATTTAAGACAGGCAGAAAGCTATTTTGGGGCTAAAGGTCAGCTAAAATATTTTAAATCCCTAAGACCGGTATTATCTGCTAGTGGTACTCCTAGTGTTTTAAGTGGTATAAACGTTGATTATCAAACATCATTACTTACAGGCCCGTTGTCTTTTTCCCCTATTTCCGTGGGATTGTGGGATATTGGCTTATGGGATGCAGCTATATGGGGAGGTGATCTAGTTCTATTTAACGATTGGCAAACATTCTCAATCATAGGTACTTCTGGCGCTTTTAGGCTAAAAAGTTCTTCTGCGGGGATTGAGGTTAGATTACAGTCTAGTGATCATGTTTTTGAATATGGAGGAATAATTGCTTAAATTTCAGCGTGAGAGATTAGGGGATATTTTACCGGAAATAGAGAAATTATTAAGAAATCAATGCCATGAGGAGAACGGCCCTTTTGTTGTTGATATGGAAAAGCTGTTAAAATATGATGAATGTGCCTACAGAAGGCAGTACACAGTCAGATTTAATGATAGAATCATAGGACATACTGCCATATACGTGGTTGTTTCGGGTAGAACTGGGATAAAAACGGCATCTGAGGAGACTTGGTACTTATTGCCCCAGTTTAGAAAAGGTTGGAATATTCTCAAATTTTACAAATTTGTTGAACAAGACCTTAAAAAAGAGGGAGTAAAAGCACTAAGACTAACTATAGATGACGGTAGCACTATAGCCAGAATTCTTAAGTTTCTTAAGTTTAACGTTTTAAGCGTTAATTATGAAAAGGTCTTATAATGTCATTATTTAGTAAACCAGATCCACCAGATCCGCCTGATCTAGCGGGAGCTGCCGAAGCTCAAGGACAGGTTAATATACAAGCCGGTATTAATGAAGCTGGCTTAAGTAACCCTAACGTGGTTACCCCTTTCGGAAGCCAAACATTCACCGAAGAACCTACTTTCGATGATGAGGGCAATTTAATAAGCCGGGGCACTGTAACTCAAACCTTCTCGCCC